TATAAATCTAAATAACAATGTTGTTCTAATAAAACGTACTGAGGGTCAGAATCAGCAGGTATAGCTGTACCCATAATCTCGTCAACTTTCATTGACATTGATGTTTGTTCTATTGGTTGTGCATCAGGTAAATCTAAATCTTCATAAACACCTGCATCAATTTCTTTTGCTAAGTCATTTGGATTACGTAGTATAACATGTGTATATCTATCTGCCTTCATTAAATCTGAAGCATGATAAGAGACATAGAACTGGTCAATAGGAACAAACTCTGAACATGGTCTATCTAATGATGCATCATAATAAATCTTTTTAAATGCTGAACCAATAATTGGTAAGTGAAATAACATTCTTTCAAATTCATGAAAGTATTCAGGCATCATATCAGTTAGCTGATAATTCATAAACTGTTTTACACGAGATGCTTGTAATTGTTTTTGTTCAGTCTCAGTTCCAATTATCTGAGCCATTACTGGTCCACCTGCAGGAAATAATTCCTGAGAAGCTTTAGATTGAAACTTCACTGCTGACTCTATTAAGAGTGGATGAACTGCAGTACATGCACCTTCAAATGGTTCTGAAGTTTCTTTTAGTTTTAGTCCTAGTAAATCAAAACCTCTTTGGAAAGTTTCTTCCCATTCTTGTCTTGATTCTTTATCTGATTGATACTTTTCATAAACATCTGCACCAATCTCTTGTAGTTGTTCTTCATCAAGAGTTGAAACTAAATTATCATAGTGTCCTCCTGGCATACCTTCTTCAGGCATAATAGCAGGATTACCCAATAGGTCAACTACTGCTGAACCATCTTCCATCATTGCCACACTTTCATCAGGAAGAACTTCATCAGTAATCGTTTCTTCAGTTATAGCTTCTTCTTCTAACTCAGGTGCTTTATCAAATGGATTTTTTTCAGTTGGCATTATATAGTCCTTTGTGTGTTATAATTATAATTATTTCTTTCAACCATTCCCCCTGCTTCATATAATTGAGAACTACTTAATTTAGGATTTTTAGCTAAAACTAAAGGTCCAATTTGAATAACTTCATCTGCTTCTTCTATTGGAGTTGCTTTTTTAAAAACTTTATCTCCTATTTTAAAATCTTGACGTGTATAAAAAACTCCATGTCTTCTAGGGTCATAACCTACTTGAACATAATTAGGATTATTAAGTAATTTTTTTGCTGTTTCAGCAATTTTATTTGGGTCATGATTTACCCAACTACCTTCAATTAAACCAAATGGAGATTTACTTTTTTCTCCCTTTCCTACTTTTAAAGCAGCTTTAGATGAAGGTTTAAATACTACATCTTTTAATACTGCAGTTGGAGAATATATATTAGATGTTCCTTTTTTACTTGGAACTTTTAAAGTTGCTACCCATTTATCAAACTCAGTATAAGCATCTATATCTAATCTAGTTAAAGTTCTTGCTCCTTCTTCAATATTTTTATTTAACCCATAAACTCCTGCATCACCTTTTACCTTACCTTGGTTAAATAATTTATTACTTTTTAAAACTAAAGGTATTTCTTCAGCTTGTGTAATTTTAGGTACAATATTCCATGTTGAAATAGGTTTTAATTTATTAACCAATTCTTTATGTTCGTCAACTGTTTTTAAACCTTTAATTACATCAGATACAGATTTTTCTAATTCAGGTATTCTTTCATCTTTAAAACCTTTAACTCCACTTTTTTTTAAATCTTGTTTATAATTTTGAATATCTTCAAATTTTATACCAAGAGCATTTAATACATTTTTATCTTCATCAACTATTTTACCTTTTCCCACCATACTCTCTAAACCTTCTGATACTTCATCACTTTTAGTTAAATTAGATAAACCACTTTTTGTTTCGTCAACCTTAGACATAGGAGCCATTTCAATACCTTCTCTAGCACTTGGTGTAAGTGCTCTTGGATTAAAAGGTTTGTTAATTAAGTTTTCACCTAATTCACTAACAGGCTTTCCTCTAAGCGACATCATTTTTAATAAATTAAATAATCCTCTGGGTATCATAATTTTCTTTCACAGTTATTAATTTTATATTATATACTTAAAACTTCCAGTATGCAACCCTTTTTTTTCTTTCATAACCTTCTTCATAGTCAGGGTCATCTGGATGAACTAAGTTCCAAGATTCTTTCATGTAGTGTATTGCCATAGTCATTGCGTCTACTTGGTCATCATGTCGTGCATTAGGAAACGTAATCATCTCACTGTACAATGAATCACTCCAGTCGTGTCCTTTTGGTAGCATTACTCTACCTGCTTCCATCATTGGTGTTGCTGCGTACACTCTGGCAGTCTTGTCCCTATCAGGGATATAGTCCAACACAGGTAGACCTGCCCTACGCATGTCCTGTATCAGAGATTGACCACTTGCCTTTTTCTCAATTATGCACACATCTGGCTGATGAAACTCATACAGTTCTTGAGCCTTTGCCCTTAGAGTGGGATAGTCAAACCTACCACGTTCATTACCTAGTAATATAAGTTTTGATACCCAGTTCTCAGCTCCACGTGAATCTACTTCCATCTCTTCAAAGATACCCCACGTTTGAATGACACTATAGTCAGCAGTTGTTTTGGTGGAAAAGGCAGTGTCATATGTTTGAATGATATAACTACATGCAGGTGGTTCTTCGTACTCCCACCATTTAACCCATTTCTTTTTAATCAAACCTCCCTCATCAGGGACAGGGTTTTGCATATATAATGATTCCCAATAACGTGAACCATTACTTGCCTTTATTTCCTCTTCATCATTTTTTAATATTGAAGTAGGCTTCCACTCAGGAAAGTATGAAGAGCCTTCTGGGAGACCCAATAACTTACTTGACGATTCGTCTACCCAGGCAGGAATCTTTATTACTTCCCATTTGTTCTGTAATTCAACTTGTGATTCTTGTCGTAGTAACCACCCACATAAATCGTCTTCATGATAACGTGTATTAATAATGACAATTGAACCATTAGGCATGATACGAGTTCTTAAACCTGAAGGGTACCATTCCTTTACATATCGTCTACCAGTTTCACTGAAAGAGTCCTCTTCAGACATTACGTCATCTAGTATGGCAATATGTGCACCACGACCTGCAATCTGACTTCTAACACCTGCTGCATAATATGTACCACCTTGATTTGTTTTCCATTTACCTGCTGCTCTTACGTCACTACGTAAAGTAACAGATGGAAAGACAGTGTTGAACAAATCATAATTAACCAAGTCTCGCACACTTCTACCAAAGTCTGAAGCTAGTTGGTCTGAGTGTGAGACAGTCAGTATCTCACTTTGAGGATGTTTACCTATGTACCACGCAGGAAATAACTTTGAACATATTACTGACTTAGAAGAACGAGGAGGAAGAAAGACCATCAGTCTTTTTATTTCTCCAGTTTCAACCTTTTGTAATCTATCAGCTATAACATGTATATGTCTACCCATTAACCAGTCAGGTACAAGGGTAGGTGCAAACATAGCTATAAAATGTAAAAAGCTGTCTTTAGATTGTTGTACTGCTCGTTGAAAGTATAACTCTCTTAATTTAATTAGATTACTATTTGTATTATTATCTTGCGACTGTATTAGGTCCATAATTTATCACTGGTGATTTATATTCTTTTGGTTTCACTCTTCGTGCAAAGTTTGAAGGTATAAGCCAAAAGGTGGTCCCCTTAATTATTTTTATTCCCATTTATACTTTCCAGCTTGACAACATTCTCATAATGTTTAATCTCACGTTCAAGTTCTTCAGGAGACTTGTTTGTTATGTCCTGTTTGATTTCTTTACGTTCAATTAACATACCCATATGTTTACCTATAAACTCCATTGCTCTATTAGCATTGGTTAAATCATTTTCTGCCATACCTTGATTATAGACTTCTATAAACTTTTTAAGAACTTCATTAGCATCTAGTGCCATATGTTTAACTGCTTCTTGTCGTAAATCGTCAATACGTGCTCCTATACGTTCCTTCTTTAATAACTCATTAGCTGATGCACGAGTCTTTGCGTCACTGTCTAAATCTTTATAACCTGCTGCACGATATGCAGTTAATGTATCACCAGTGGATAAGAACTCCATACAAAACTTCTCCTGCATAGGTGACAATCCACCTGGCAGTTTGTTTGTTGCAAAGCTATTGTACTTCTTTTGTGCCTTATCAAGCATTTTGTATTTTTCTTCTTTGGAAATCTTTTTCATATACTTAATCCTTTTTATGTTAGCTTCTAATACTCTGCGATAATATTCCCTTTTCATCTCTACCAAGTCTGAACCTGCTGCTCTATGCTTACGAGTCTCTGCAGTTTGTTTAATGAGAAGTTTAAGTTCTTCATCATTTAGATGTTGGTAAAGTAAATTACCTTTATATTCCATAATAAGTATTATACATGAAAAGATAAAATAAAAAAAGTTTTTATTAAGGGTTGACAAAATGAAAAAAGTATGATATAATCTATTCTAACTATAGGGGGTTAAAGCATACCCCTAGTCAATCTTTTTAACTCAGTCCTGAGTCTATATATGTTCTATACAAGTTCATGACGAACCCCAAAATAGTTTTACTGGGACTCCCCACGTCAATATTTTGACACTAAATATGATTTGTTCATAATTTTTTGGGGGTACCCTTTTTATTCTACACGCACACACCCCTGTTTTTTTTTGTCCCCCTTCCTTAAATGTCTTGTTTAGAATCATTCTAAATTAGTAACAATCCTTTTTTTATAAAGTGTTACAATATAACACAAAAGCTTTTTTAGAATTGTTCTAAATTAGCAAAGTGTTACAATATAACATTAAATCTTTTATGTTCTCCCATTGTCTTTTGATTGTCTTATCTATTCTAATAAATCCTATATTCCTTTAATAAAACTATCCTACAACCTATATTGATTTTAATTCAATCTGAATAAGTTTAAACAAATCAATACTTTGACCATTTAAAATGTATCGACAAAAACTTTTTTATTTTGTTCATATTATATTCATATTAGTATGATTTAATTTATAATGTAATATTAACATTAAAAGGACTATTAAAATGAATATAGCTAAACAATTAATAAAACAAGCAATTAAAGATAATCATCTTTTAACTTTTGCTAGTGCAGATGAACCTAACGAGTATTATGGTAAAACTAAGAATTATCACAAAGCATTAGAAGAATTTAAAGCCGTTGATTATTGCCACATTAGAATTTATTCTAGAATGTTTTGCCACATTAAACCAAAATACAAAATGATAGATTGGTTTGATTGTTCTGCCTTTGATGATGATGATGAAAGTATTTCAAATTATCCATCAAAAGGTTATATAAATAATTGGTTTATTAATAATAATTTAGATTAAGAAAAGGTATAAATAAAATGAAATATACAGAAAAACAAAAGAAAAATATTATAAAAGCAATAAGAGAAGAAGCAAAATTATGGAATGAAGCTAGTAAAAGAGGTGCTTTTAAAAATTTAAAATCTGATATTGAATCTGATATAGAAAAAAGAGAAAATATGGAAGTTAATTTTTTAAGAAATGAAATTAAAAGAGAACAAAGTAATAAGAAATATTGGATTGATAAATATTCAGAATTGGAACAATTTATATTTGATTTATTACATTCTAATGATAATTTAAATATCAAATATAGTTCAAAATTTAATGAAATAAGAAATAAATAAAAACTATTTCCTCCCAATAAAAAACCTAATTAATTAATTTTAGTTAGGTTTTTTTTTGTCTAAATTAAAATAAATATTTGACAATTAAAAAATAAAAATGTTATGATGAATTATGATAAAAAATATTAAATTGATTGATTTAAAGATTGACAATAAAAACTTAATTATTGCTCATAAGAATTAAACAATAATCACTGATATTTTTTATCATTTTAATATTAACTAATAAGGAAAAATAAAATGTTAAACTATAATTTATTAAAAATATCTAAGGGTTCTGGAAAACTTGAGGATATACAATCATTAAATACTAATACTTTGACTAATCCATTTTGTATTAAACAAAATAAAAATAAAAATTCAATATGTAATAAATGTTATTCTATTAATATGTTAAAAACTATGCGTAAAAACTGCGTTCCATCTTGGCAAAATAACAGTGAATTATTAAGTAAATCAATTATTCATACTGAATTATTACCTAATATATTAAATGCATTTTTTAGGTTTTCAAGCCACGGAGAATTAATAAACGAGAATCATTTTATTAATTTAATTAATATATGCTTAAAAAATGAACATTGTTTATTTACTTTATGGACAAAAAGAAAAGATATAATTAATAAAGTTTTTAAGACTATGAATAAACCTAAAAACTTAATATTAATATTTTCTAATAGTCAATTAAATAAACCAATAAAAGATTTACCTAAATATTTTAATAAAACTTTTAACAATGTAACAAAAGAATATAATAATAATGATGTAAATTGTTTAGGAAAATGTAAAGAATGTATGATATGTTATAAACATAATGATATTAAAACAATAATTGAATATGTTAAGTAAGGAAAATAAAACTATGAATAATAATTATAAAGAACAAAAAGACATTTTAATAGGTTATTTTTTAGAAATAGACGATGATAAAAGAATAAAAAAAGATATAAAAGAAAATATTTTAAACTGTTTAGAAATTAATATAGATAAATTAGATAAGTTAATTTTATCTAAAAATTTAGGAAAAATAAAACAATGAATAATAAAAATAAAAATGAAAAAGAAATTGTAAGAATGTATTTATTTCATAAATGTATTGAAAAAAAATATAGTTATAAATATTTTATTAAACTGTTAAAACAGTTTGATATATGGGAAAGTTTAAACAATGAAAAAAATTAAATCAAATCATAATAACTTATTAAATTATTTTATATATGATAATGAAAAACTATCAAAAGAATATGTAAAAAAATGTAAAAAGTTTTTGACAAACTTAAAATAAATGCTATTATAATACTTCCTTTTTACGTTAATATTATTAAATGCTCAATTAATTAATTTTAGTTGAGCATTTTTTTTGTGTATAATTATTAGTGATAATAATTATTAATATCATTTTAAATAAAAAAAAATAAAAAAAATTTAAATAACTTATTGACAATAAAAAAAACCTATGTAATATATAATTACTAACTTATGGAGAATTTGAGCATATCAATCCATAAAGGTTAATAACAACCTTTTAAACTAGGTTATTCTGGGGATTAGAATTTGGGTGCAAGTCCCAATTTTTCCAAAAAAAAATAAGTTAGATTGCACGGAAAGGTGGTTGACGCAATCCAATCACCTTTTTTTTTGTCTAAAAAAAATGTCAAGCTTTTGACATAGAACAAAAGTAGAACATAGATTTTATGAATAATAAAATAAATTAGTATAAAGAAATAAAATATAAAAAAATAAATTTTATTGTTGACATTGGAAAAAGTCTTGGTTACTATGGTATTATAAACAACTAACCAAGAAAGGAAAAAAACAAAATGAAAATAAAAAACTTAATAAAATTTGTTTTAAATACTCACAAAAAAAATAAACCTTTACCAAAAGATATAGTAGAAATATTAGAAAATGGTCAAGTGTTTAGTGAGAGTAGGCAACAATTTATAAACATAGCTGACTTAGATTTTTTGCATTTAATCAGAACAATAAATAAAAAACTTTAATTAAATAGAAAGGAAAAAATACAATGGCTAAAATTGAAATAGCAAACTTTAAAAATAAAATTTGGATAAAGGAAATTAAATTTCCTACTAAAACTTCAATGACAATAACTTTAAAAAAGAAAGTGAGATAAACAATGGCTAAAATTAAATTTAGACCTATAGTAAAAGATGCTATGAAAGTATCAGAGTTAATGATTCAGTTTAATCATATTGATATGCATAGTGATGAACAAATAAATAATTATTCAGATTCATATTTGATTAATGAAGCAAATCATCATCTTGGTTTAGCATTGCAAGAATATAATAACTATGATGATGAAACAAAAAAATTTTGTCGCAGAGATATAAAACAACTTAGAAAATTTATAAATACTTGGGAGAATAAAAATGGCTAAAAATAAATTTGGTAAGACTGTAAAGGTGGATTCACCTTATGCAATTTATAAAAATGATAGAACAAACTTTGAACATAGAGTTTTAAAAACTTATCAATCAAAAGATAAGGAAAGTAAAAATGAATATGCAAGGTGGTACGTTGCGAGTCGTTCACCTTATACCTATGGTTCTTGGGAGTATGGGGACATCTATATTAAAGATGTAATAAGTTATCACAACCTAATAGCATCTACTGATGAATGGAAAAAAGAATATGAGTTTATTGACAAAGTAAAAAAATCAGTTAACTTTAATTATAACAATATTATTTAGAAAGGAAAAACAAAATGACAAGTGCAGAATATAGACTAAAAGATATAAAAATTTGGTGCGAAGTTATTATTGAAAATGATAAGAAGAGTCCACCAATAAATAGTGAACTTATGAGAGAGTGGAAACAAGGTAGATACTCTTTAGCAAAAGATTTTTTAGAAATAATAAATAGAAAGGAAAAATAAAATGAATATTAATATAAAAAATATAAGATACTTTAAAACTAGACGAGGTCTAGGGTATGAAGTCAAGACTGATAAGGGTACTATATGGAATGATGGAAATGGTGGAGCTACTTATTTTGAAGTTGACTATCCTAAGTATCATACTAAAGACTTTTCACATTTATCAGAATGGGATTTAGAATTATTAATTGACAAATATGAGGGGATAACTAATGAGTGATGTATTATTAACTAACCATAAAAATCAACTGTACGCAGAAATAGAGTTTGATTTAGAAAGTGTTTACCAAGATAAAACAACTAACTTTATCTACAATGGAGAGAGAATAACTAAATTTAACTTTGAAGAATTTGCCACAGATACTGATGTAATTGTTTCATTGTTTGATGAGATAAAAGATATTGTCTATGAGTCACATCATAAAGAATTAGGAGAAGAAGAGCAAGAGCATTTCAATGAGTTTGCTAGTGAATACTTGTACAATTTACTTGATGAAGATTTGCAAGAGCATAGACAAAGTGAAATGCCTAGTGAAGAACCTATTAATATGGAGGAATTATGAGTATTTATAAATGTCCAGATTGTAAAAGTACAAATATTTATTTCTACTATCATGAATATATAAACTGTGGTGCAGATGATGATGTTACTTTTAATCAAAATAAAAAAGGGGAATGGATAGCAACATTCCCAAAGCTAAAACATAATGATATAACTGAAAATGAATTAATGGGTTGTAAAGATTGCACCTCTGAATTTTGTATTGATTACTGTCATTATGAAGATGAGAATGGTAAATATAAAAATGAATGTTTTGATTGAAAGGAAAATATAAACAATGTACGATAGATTATTATTAAAATTAATATTAGCATTTGGTCTAGCTATGTATGCCTTATGGCATAGCAACCAAGTGCTACCAATATAGAAAGGACTATGATTATGAATTGGAAATATATTGTTTGGGTAGGTGGTGTTGATGACTACTATAAAAAATATTCAGATGCAAAAAAATCTTATGATGAATGGATTGCTAAAGGATATGACCAAGTAAAAATAGAAAGGATAAGTTAATGTTTACATTAAAACAAATAAAAGATATAGCAATGGAAATAAAAGCTGATGGTGAGTGGGTTAATGACAGTCAAACACAATCTGAATACATTGGTGTATGCAATGGTTTAAATTATTTAATAGATGAACTTGAAAAAATAGAAAGGAAAAAGTAATGGGTAAATATTTAAAGACTGAAATAGATTGGCAGATGATTAATGGATTTGCCAAAGAGATTTTAAGACTGGAGTTTGATAATCCAATCTTGAAAAAATGGTGTGACACTGAGGGTTATGAGGGTTCAGAGTTACGCAAATACTTAACTGAAAATTGCAATGTAAAATTTCATCAAGAGAAGTATGGTTCTTATGTTATGTTTCCAATGCACCCAAAAGTAAAGGAATAAAACTATGAAAGCTTTTCTGCATAATTGTATGGACTGTAAAAAACTTACACAAAAAACAAAAATGTGTTGGTTTGGAAACGAAGATAGGTTAGTATGTTATGAGTGTAGTTTTGAAAGACTGCGAGAAACATATAGTGAACCAAGGAGAACAGTAAGATGAAACGAAAAGTTTTTATATTAACAAATCTTGAGAGTGGTGACACAAGCACTATGACTGAGAGAGATTTAGAAGATTGGGGAGTTGACGAGTTTATAGTTGATGATGCCTACGAAAATGAGGAGGTTACATTTGAGTATAAAGGCACTGAGTATACACTTGAAAATCCTGATATCTATGATACACTGAGTTACATAAACAAGAAAGGGGTAAAGTAACTATGAAAAAATATCTTGTAACAACCTATGCTACTGCTGAATGGCAATGCATAGTGGAAGCTGACTCTGAAGAGGAAGCTGAAGAAAAAGTTTGGGAAGGTGACTATGAAGAATTAAATAATGGTGACCCTACCAAAATTGAAGACGAACAAATAGAATCTATTGTTGAACACCCAGATGATATAATAGATAAGATTAAAGAAGAAGATAATTTTGATTCTAATATCAGAGAAGGAGCATAACTATGTGTGATGTAATTGATTTTAAAACTAAACGAATGCTTTCTAAACATAGAAAGAAACAAAAAGAAAAAGTTATAGATGCAGAGTTTGATGTGGACATTGTAGCTAAAGACTTAGAAAAAGTAATTAACAAACACATCAAAAGAAAGACGCACGGATTTGACATTGCGTGTGCTTTGGCAGATGTAGCTTCTCAGTTCATACACGATACTGCACCTTCAACTGCGTCTGCTCAACATATATTATTAACTGCAATACAACAACCATTGCAAGAAGCAATAGAGTACGAGAAAGGAGAGTTGGAAGATGAATGAAAAAGAATTTATTAAATGGTTAGATGAAAATGTACCAGTTGATTATGAAGAAATTGAACACTTCAGTGATGAAGCAGGTGCATCAATATGGATTAGGTTTGATTTAGAAAAGGAGGACGAAGATGAGTAAACCTATAATAAAATCTGAAGACTATGTAGCTTTGTACTGTGAGTTAGCTACCATCATGTTTGATAAACATATAGATGATGTTTTTAATGAGTCACCTTATGAAATAGATGAAGACAATGGTAACTGGATAACTAAAGAAAAGTACGAAGACATATGGTGTGAAACTGTAGATAAAGTATGTGAGATACTTGATTTTCATTTAGAAAGAAAGGAGTAACTAATGCCAGTGTTAATACAATATAAAATCATTGATAGTTTCAATGAGTACAATGACTATCTCATACATCAAGATGACATTGATGTTACTGATGAAGAGAACCTAATCATAGATTTGGTTGGGGGAGATAGAGATGAGGGAGATTATAGAGATATTAGTGTCATAGAAACTTATAAAATATCAGTGCAGGAAGCATTGTTTCTAAAGAGAATGTTTATAGCTTTTCCCTTTGGAGGTGATGGGTGGCTACGACAGTTAGCTATCAAACAGTATGATGAAGAAAACTGTTTAACTGTAAAAGAAAGGAGTGAGTGATGCTTAAATGGGACGGATTTGATAGTGCAATCATAGGTACTGCTGAAAGATGTAACATGGACACAGTTATTGCTTATGATTTAACCAAGATGGTTAAGATTTTAGTGGCTCGTGACGATATGAGTGTGAAAGAGGCACACGAATATCTACAATTCAATGTCATTGGTGCGTATATAGGTGAGTATACACCTATTATTGTAAATAAAATGACAAAGGAAGAGGTCAAAGAATTGACAGAGGAGTAGGTTGTGGTATTAATGCAACACATATGTGTCAGTAATTTGACTAATGCATTTTTAATTTGACAAAGTATTTTAAAAATGTGTATAATTGTTTTTAAAGGAACAACATAATGATGATTAAGTATACTGTAATTGGAAACAAAGAAATAAATAATAAAGATTGTTGTAAACAATTAAATGAAATATTTAATGATGTCTTTTTTAAACAGTTAGATAGACTATTAGATAAAGGAAAGGAGTGTGATGAGAAAAAGCGAAATGTACGAAAAAGAAATAAAAGAATTAAATAAACAACTTTATAATTCTTATAAAAGAATTAAAGAACTTAATGACAAAGATAAGAAAGGTAAAAAATAATGTCACAAAGATTAAACTATTATGATAATAAATACTTTAGTGAAAAGGAATTACAATGTCCTACATCTAAAGATATTATTTTAGCTGAAGGATTTTTAAATTGTCTTATAAATTTAAGAGAGAATGTTGGAGAACCTTTGCAGATAACTTCTTGTTGTCGTTCAACAGAACATAATGAGTGGTTAAAAAGTCGTGGCTATCCAGTAAGTCCCAATTCATTTCATAAAATTGGTAATGATAAATGGGACACAGATACTTGTGCAGTTGACATTGCCATACCTAATTCAGTCTTCAGAAAAGATTTAATTAAGAGAGCAATAGACTTAGGTTGGACTGTAGGTGTAGCGAGAACATTCATACACGTTGACAGAAGAATAGATTACACACCACTACCACAAGTTGTTTATGTCTACTAAAGTTGACAGAGCATTATGGTTTACATTGCAAATCCTATTTGGATTTATGATGGGTATGTTTTTATTTACAACATTATATTTTATAGGAGATTATTTTAGTGGGAATTGAAACAGTAATAGTAGGGTTTATAATTAACTTGTATACCCTTGATAACATTGATTTTTTTCACCAACGTGCAAACAATAACAAGACTATGACTTGTGTATGGGAGTACGTTGGTAAGAAAAAACCTGACCCACATAACCCTAGTATCACACTCTTGGGTAATGTGTATTATAAACAGAAGTGTGTAAGAAAGGAACTAGATAAATGATAAAAGAAATGTTTGCATTGTATTTAACTTTTGCTTCACCAGTTGGTGAAGTAGAATTATTTGTTAAGGAGTTACCTAACTGTGATAATGCTAGTGTAATAGCTGAACAAGAATACGCAAAAAGAGATATTGATATAAGTAAATTAAGTCATTCAGGATATATGTGTATTGGTTGGGAGTTTCATTTAATAAGACAACAGCTTATAAAGGGTGTACCAGTTGACCCTAAGTACATACCAGTGCAGGAAAGAAAATGCGTTGTACCAATGCCAATGGAGATTAGATAATATGTTTACATATTTTTTAATAACAGTATGGTTTGAGTACGACAATAAGATACATCAAAAAGTTTTACCTAAGTTATATGATAACTGTGAGAAAACTGTAATAAAAATTTATGAAGAAACAAAAGCACCTTATAAAATAAAGGCAGTTAAATGTGATACACCAAAAGAATTTGGTGATAAAAGAAAGGACAAAAGATATGGACACGCATATGAAAAAATACGATAACGTAAACAACCCACGACATTATAATAAAGATGGTATTGAATGTATTGATGGTATCAAAGCATCAATGTCAGACAAAGAGTTTGTTGGTTACTTAAAAGCAAATGTTATAAAGTATCTTTGGAGGTACGATTATAAAGGAAAACCTTTGGAAGATTTAAAAAAAGCACAATGGTATCTTGACAAACTTATAAATATAATTCATAATGAGGACTTAAAATCAAGACAGATAATAATGGAAGGTTTTAAGGAAGGAGTAAATGATGATATCTAAATTTAAAACACACGAAGAAATACCAACATCTCTTGCAGATAATATATTAACTATGAGTGGTGAAACAAATATTAAACAAGTTCCATTGAAAGATATAAATGGTTTTGTTGAAATGATGGAAGGAGTTGATAGTGGAATTAAAGAAGTTAACAATAAAAGAACGTGAAGAAGTAGTTATTACTATACATAAAATAATTATGGAGTTAATAATTAAATATGATTCACCTGAAACTGTTTACTTAATGGCAAGAGCATTAGCAATTACAGCCATAACCAAAGCTGAAAAAGATTACTATGGTTTTCTTACAATGCAGAACGCATTAAATGATACTGCTCAAGAACTTATAGCATTAGGTATGGGAGAAGAACCAACTGAAGGTGATGAAATATTTGAGTTCATGTACGATAAAAATGATAATGATAAATTACACTAGGGGTTTATATGTTAAAAATGGAAAGTAAATTTTTAAAGCACGAAGCATGTCCAAAATGTGGGAGTAAAAATAATTTAGCAAGATACACTGATGGTCATGCACATTGTTTTACACCTGACTGTGGGTACTATGAAAAAGCTGAAGGAGTAGCAACACCAATGAAAAATACTATGAATAACGATTTATATGTTGGTCAAACAACATCATTAAAAGATAGAGGTATATCCCAGGAAACTGCTAGTAAGTATGGAGTAACAACTCTGACTACCAATGGTATGATAACTAAGCATGTCTATCCTTATTTTAGTTCAGATAAAAAACATGTAGCAAATAAGATTAGAACTTTACCAAAAGAGTTTACTGCTCAAGGTAACTTTGGATTGTCACAATTATTTGGTCAACAGTTATTTAGTGGTGGTCAAAAGTACATCACCATATGTGAGGGTGAGTGTGATGCCTTATCTTGCTATGAGATGATGGGTTCTAAGTGGGCATCAGTATCAATTAAGAATGGGGTTCAATCAGCAGTAAGAGATTGTAAACAGAACTTTGAATACCTAGATAGTTTTGAAAATATAATTATTTGTTTTGACAATGACGATATAGGTAAGGCAACTGCAAATAAAGTAGCAGAAATATTTTCACCTAACAAATGTAAGATTGTTAATATGGAATTAAAAGATGCTAATGAATATCTCAGGGCAGGACAAAGACAAAAGTTTGTTCAATGTTGGTGGAATGCAAAGTCACACACACCTGAAGGTATACTTAGAGTATCAGATATAAGAGATAATCTTTGGAAAAAGAAAGATAGAAAGACTTGTCCTTATCCTTTTGATGGACTAAATGAAAAGCTTTATGGTGCAAGGACTGGAGAACTTGTAACGATTACTTCAGGTACTGGTATGGGTAAGTCATCATTCATGAGAGAACTAGTCTATCATTTTTGGAAAACAACTCAAGATAATATTGGTTTAATATTTCTTGAAGAAGATGCAGAAAGAACTTTACAAGGTGTGTTAGGTATACATACTAATAAACAATTACATCTTGATGAAGTGTGGGAAAAAGAAAACATTGAAGACTTGAATAAAGTTGTTGACGAGTTTGATAGTGATAGATTAACTATCTATAATAATTCATTTGGCTCTTTAAGTGACGAACAAATCATGGCTCGTATACGTTTTATGGCTAAAGGGTGTGATTGTAAATGGATATTTATTGACCATCTTAGTTTAATTATGTCAGCTCGTGAAGATAATAATGAAAGAAAAGCAATTGATTTATTAATGACTAAACTCAGAGGTCTTTGCCACGAAACAAAAGTAGGAATGTTTTTAGTTTCACATCTAAGAAGACTTGATAATGATAAGGGACACGAAGAAGGTAAGCAAGTTTCTCTTTCTCATTTGAGAGGCTCACATGCCATTGCTCAATTATCTGATGCAGTAATTGGTATGGAAAGAAACCAACAAGAAGAAGATGAAGTATCAGCTAACACCTCAATCATTAGAGTATTGAAGAATAGATATGCAGGTATTACTGGTATTGCTTCCTATCTTTTATGGTCAAAAGAAAATGGACGTATGACTGAAATAGAAAACCCTTTCAAGGAAAAAGATAATGACAATGAAACCAACTAAAGATAATAGAAAAAAGTTTGACCTTGACTTAGCTTATGGTCAAGTCAGAGAAGATGCCATAAAGGATATGCTTCAGGATAAAAAGATTGAGGTAAAATCTGAACGTGATGTATGGCAAAAAACTGGTAACATTGCGATTGAATATGAGAGTTATGGTAAACCTTCAGGTATCAATGCAACTGAAGCTGACTACTGGTTTCATAATCTTTGTGTGGGTGATGATGTTTATGCCACGTTAGTATTTAAAACTGACAGTTTAAAAAAGATTATTAATTCTTTAGATAGGAAAGTCTCAGTAAGTGGTGGAGACCATAATGCTTCAAAGATGTACCTAATTAATTTACAAAAACTATTTGCAATACAAACAATAAAAGATTATATTCAGGTTAAATGAGAGTAATACTAGACATTGAAACTGATTCACTTGATGCAAAGAATATTCATTGTGTTGTTGCTAAGAACATTGATGAAAATAAAACCTATTCATTTGTAGGTGAAGATTGTTACACTAAATTACCTAACTTTATTAACAATCATTGTAAAGAAATTATAATGCATAATGGTGTTTCATTTGACGCACCAGTTCTAAACAGATTACTCAATACAAAAATAACTATTGGACAAATAACTGATACATTAATCATGTCACAGTTGTACAATCCTGAAAGAGAGAAGGGTCATTCACTTGATTCCTGGGGTGAACGTATTGGTTTAAATAAAATTGAGTTCAATAACTTCTCACAGTTTAGTCAAGAGATGTTAACGTATTGTAAAAGAGATGTTGATGTAACTCACCAAGTTTATAAAAGATTAATTGTTGAAGGTAAAAACTTTTCTAGAAAATCTTTAAGACTTGAACATGATATACGTTCAATCATAACTAAACAAGAGAACAATGGTTTTTATTTAGACCAAAAAAAAGCAAGTAGTCTACATGCAATGCTTGAAGATAAAGCTGAACAGTTAGAAAAAGAAGTACATAAAACTTTTCCACCATTAAAGATTGAAGAACAGTTTATACCTAAAGTAAATAATAAGTCTCGTGGTTATGTTAAAGGTGTACCTTTTACTAAAGTTAGTCATCAAGAATTTAATCTTGCATCTCGCAAACAAATAGCTGAAAGACTTATGAAGCTAGGTTGGAAACCAAATAAGTTTACTGATAAAGGTTCACCCATTGTAGATGAAGGTGTTCTATCTAAGATAAAAGATATAGCTGAAGCTAAACTTATATCTGAATATTTATTATTAAAGAAAAGAACTTCTCAAATAACATCTTGGTTAGATGTTGTAAATGATAAAACAAGTAGAGTGCATGGTAGAGTTTTAACTTTACGTTGTGTGTCAGGTAGAATGAGTCACCACTCTCCAAACATGGCTCAAGTTCCTGCAGTTTATTCACCTTATGGTAAAGAGTGTAGAGAAGTATGGACTACAGATAAACCTAATACTCACGTTATCTTTGGTACTGATGCTTCAGGACTAGAGTTAAGAATGTTAGCACATTATATTGATACACCTGAGTATACAAATGAAATATTAAATGGAGATATTCATACAAGAAACATGAGCATGGCAGGACTTACAAATAGAGACCAAGCTAAAACTTTTATCTATGCTTTTTTATTTGGAGCAGGTGCAAAAAAGATTGCACAAATAGTTGGTTCAAAAGATATGTCAGTTGGTAAAAAACTTATTGATAAATTTTTAACTGAACTTCCTAAATTAAAAAGTTTTAGAAACCAAGTGGAAGAAGCTGCGACTATGGGTAAGGTAAGAGGGTTAGATGGTAGATTATTTAATGTACGTTCACCACACAAAGCAGTTAATACTATTGTTCAAGGTGCAGGAGCAATAGCTTGTAAAGTTTGGTTAAGACAAATGATAAACTTAATAAATAAATCAGGTATTGATTCTAAACTTGTAGCTTCAATACATGATGAGTATCAATTTGAAGTACACAAAAAAGATGTAGAAGAAATGGGTAGGATTGTAAAGACTGCCATTCAAAATACTACTGAAGAGTTAACCCTGAAATGCCCACTGGACGCAGAGTTCAAGACTGGTTTGAGTTGGGCAGAGACACATTAATGATAGAATTAATTACAACAAAAAGAACAGATGAAAGACTTCTTTCTTTAATGAAAATACATTATTCAAAACCTAAAGGGTTTGTAGGTAGAAATATTTGTTATGCAATTTTATATGACAATAATTATTATGGACATATAATTGGAGGCTCATCAGTAAAACATCTAACTGGAAGAGACAATTATTTTAATATTAATAAAGAAAATAAAAATAATTTATTACAAAATATAGTTAATAATATATTTTATAATATAAATAAAATTGATGATAAATATCCTGAAAGAAATTTTACTACAAAAGTTTTACAAAAATTTATTAAAACAATAACTGTTGACTGGGAACTTAAATATGGAAACAAAGTTATTGGTTTTGAAACTTTAGTTGAACTGCCTAGAAAAGGAGAACTTTATTTGAAAGATAAATGGGTTCATGTTGGCACTACAAAAGGATTTACTTGTAAGAGAGAGGGTGGAAAAGGAACAGATTCTTGGTCAGGTAAAAGAGTTTGGGACACAAAAAATCTTAAACCCAAAATAGTATTGTGTAAAAAAATATGAAAGGAGAAATAAATGTAAAAAGTTCTTGACAATGTTACTATAATGAAATATAATTAGTATTTAAAATAAGTCATATTCAAATGACAATTATGAAAGGAGTACGAAAATGACTGTAATAAATGGAAAATCTTATTGGGCACAAGTTGTAGCACCTAGCACTAAGTTTGATGAAGGTGGAGTGTACAGTATAGATGTATCAGTTGATGCTGAAAACAAAAAGAAAGCTGAAGCTGATGGACTGTCTGTTAAAAACAAAGGAGACGAAAGAGGAGACTTTGTTACTATTAAGAGAAAAGCTACTCGCAAAGATGGTACTCAAAATAGAGCACCTGAAATCAAGGACAATATGAAACGTCCTTTGGAAGGGGTTCTTATTGGTAATGGTTCTAACGTAAATGTTCTTTATAGAATGTACGATTGGAAGTGGGGAGGTAACTCAGGTAAGAGTGCTGAACTACAAGCCATTCAAGTTGTTGACTTAGTACCTTATGTTGACAAAGAAGTTGATGAAGCTTTCCAGGAAATACCTAAAGAAGGCGAAGAGTCTAATGACTTTGCTACAAACGTAGCCTAACAATAAATAAATAGAGGGGACGTGGCTAATAACTACGTCCCTTTTTTTGTCTAATGAAAAAAATTGATACTCTAGTTAAAGACATGTACGATACTATCTCTGAAGGTAAACAACCATCAATGAAAGATGTTGAATCATTCGCAGAAAATATCAAAATAAATATCATGTCGTTATTTGACAAATATTCTGAGAATAATAATTTAAGAATGTCTCAGATTGGTAAACCTGATAGACAGGTCTGGTATCAATCAAGAGATATAAAAAAAGAAAAGCTACCTGCTTGGGCAAAGATAAAGTTTGCTTATGGTTATATGCTTGAAGAATTACTTTTACTTCTTGCGAAAACTGCAGGACATGAAGTTAAGAATGAACAAAAAGAATTAGAGATTGAAGGAGTATTAGGACATCAAGATTGTGAGATTGATGGTGTGATTACAGATTGTAAATCTGCTAGTGCTTACTCATTTAAAAAGTTTTCTAATCGTTCATTATTAAAAGATGACCCTTTTGGATATATACCTCAACTATCAGCTTATGCTGAAGCACAGGGTAAAGAAGGTGGTGCGTTTCTTGCTATAGATAAACAAAGTGGCAGGATATGTCTTATGCCTGTCCATCAAATGGAGATGATAAATGCGAAAGATAGGGTCTTACATCTTAAAAATGTTGTCGCAAGTGATACAATTCCTAGCAAGTGTTATGACGATATTGCAGATGGTGTTAGTGGTAATCGTAAACTTGATGTTGGCTGTTCCTACTGTGCTTATAAAGTTGATTGTTGGAAGGATGCTAATGGTGGGAAAGGACTTAGAAAATTTGTCTATTCAAATGGACCAAGATACTTAACTACAGTAGCTAGAACACCTGATGTACAAGAGGTAGCAGTAGATGACATTGGTTAGTGTATTTGAATTACTAGCTGCAATTAGTGCAGTGATTACTGTTTGGGTGTATGGTAACAAAGATAACTATGCACCCTTATATGGTATGGTTTCAAATATAATATGGATTACATGGTCAGTATTATCTGATAGTTATTACATGTTAATTATGTGTGTAGTATTTACTTGTCTACATATACGAAACTATTTTCATATGAGGAATATTAAATGAAGTTTAGAAGTGGTTCAGAAGAAAAAGTTTATAAATTTTTTAAAGATAAAAAAGTAAAAGTTAAATATGAACCTAATAAATATAGTTATGAATGGTTTGAAAATAAAACTTATTGCCCTGACTTCTTGTTACCTAATGGTTCTTATATAGAAGTTAAAGGTAGATTAACTATTGAGATGAGAAAGAAACATTTGTTTTTTAGAAAGTCTAATCCTAATATTATAATTAGATTTGCTTTTGATAATCCAAATAAAAAACTAAACAAAGGTGGCACTATGACTTATGCAGGATGGTGTGATAAACATAACTTTGAATACTGTAAGATAAGTGATGGTATTCCTAAACAATGGTATAATGCAAAAAGAGTATGAAGATTTTTTACAACAGACAGAAACTAATTTTATCAGCTCAACAAGTGCTGAGAGGAGTCTATTCCTTGCAGTTATTTTACAAGCATTACTTGATGCCACACAAAAAGATACAAGAGATTTGGAAAGTTCAAAGATTAAACGTGAAGCTATACTATGGTTCACTTCAAACTTTGGAGAAACTAAAAAAGATTTTGAATACATATGTCATTCAGCTAGGATTAATCCTGCGTACATGCGAAAGGTAGCTATGGATATACTGTCTTCAAAAAGAACTAACTTTATTCGTACACATATAAATGCTATATTGACAGATAAAGATAGTTATGATAGAGTAAAAAATAATAAACAAAGAAAGGGGAAATAATCATGTTACCAACTGAATACCAAAACTATATTGCTATCTCTCGTTATGCGAGATGGATTGAAAAAGAAAACAGAAGAGAAACGTGGAGTGAAACTGTTGAACGATATGTTAGTTATATGCAAGGACGTTATGAGAAACTAACAAATAAAAAATTAGACAAGAAAGAAAGAGATAGATGGATTGATGCTATCACTACATTAAAAGTTATGCCTTCAATGAGAGCATTGATGACTGCAGGAGCTGCTCTTGATAAAGATAATGTAGCAGGATTTAACTGTTCATATGTAGCTATTGATAATGTAAGAACCTTTGACGAAATTATGTACATACTTATGTGTGGTACTGGTGTAGGGTTTAGTGTTGAAAGACAATACGTTGATAAACTTCCTGAGATTGCAGAGAAGTTTCATACTACTGAAACAGTAATCAAAGTTAGAGATAGTAAAATAGGCTGGGCAAAATCTTATCGTGAACTTGTTGCTATGCTTTACGCAGGACAAATACCACAGTTTGATATGTCTCTTGTCAGACCTGCAGGTGCTAAACTAAAAACATTTGGTGGACGTGCTAGTGGTCCTGACCCATTAAGAGATTTATTTAAATTTAGTATTGAAACATTTCAAAAAGCTAGTGGTAGAAAATTAAATAGTATTGAGTGTCATGATATTGTATGTAAAATTGCAGACGTAGTTGTTTGTGGTGGTGTAAGACGTTCAGCTTTAATTAGTCTTTCTAATCTTTCAGACATTAGAATGAGAGATGCAAAGACTGGTCAATGGTGGGACAATAATCCACAAAGAAGTTATGCTAATAACTCTGTAGCTTATACTGAGAAGCCTGACATAGGTACATTCATGAAGGAGTGGGTATCTCTTTATGATTCTAAATCAGGTGAACGTGGTATCTTTAATAGAGTTGCATCACAAAAGATGGCAACACGTTCAGGTAGAAGAGAAGGTGACTTTGACTTTGGGACTAATCCATGTTCAGAAATAGTTTTACGAAATAAACAATTTTGTAATCTATCTGAAGTAGTTGTAAGACCTGATGATACTGAAGAAACTTTAAAAGAAAAGGTAGAGATAGCTACAATCTTTGGTACACTTCAGTCAACTCTATCAGACTTTAGATACTTAACTAAACAATGGAAAGATAACACTGAAGAAGAAAGATTACTAGGTGTTTCATTAACTGGTATTATGGACCACGAAGTTTTATCAGGTAATATATTTAATCAAACTGTTTTAAAAGAAATGTTAATTAACTTAAAAGAACATTCAATTAAAACAAATAAGAAGTGGGCAGAGATGCTAGGAGTTAATCAAGCTACTGCTATTACTTGTGTGAAACCTTCAGGAACTGTATCACAATTAGTTGATTCAGCTTCAGGTATTCACCCACGTTATTCACCTTACTACCTTAGAACTGTAAGGGCAGATAAGAAAGACCCATTGTGTGACATGATGTTAGACAAAGGTTTCTATGGTGAAGATGACGTAATGAAACCTAATGATACAAAAGTTATTTACTTTCCTATGAAGTCTCCAACGAGTTCAATTATGAGAGATGCTAAATCTGCTATTGAACAACTAGAGATATGGAAGATGTATCAATTGCATTGGTGTGAACACAAACCTTCAATCACAGTTTATGTGAAAGAAGATGAATGGTTACAAGTAGGTGCATGGGTTTATGAAAACTTTGATGTGATGAGTGGTGTTTCATTCTTACCTCACTCTGAGCACTCATATAAACAAGCACCTTATCAAGAAGTTGATAAGAATACATATGAAGAATGGTTAGCTAAGACTCCTAAAAATATTAATTGGATGGACTTAACTAACTATGAGAAAGAAGATACAACTACATCATCAAAAGAACTTGCGTGTACTGCAGGTGCGTGTGAAATAGTTTAATTTTTTCTTGACTTTATATTTAAAAGGAGTATAATAATACAATGTTATTAAATGCTAGAACAAATTACGAGTCAGAGACTATACATCCATTACCCTATAATGAAACTAGTTTTGTTTTTATAGGGTATGATAGTCGTGAAGATATTGCTTATAGAGTTTGTGAACATTCTTTAATACGAAGAAGTTCACGACCTCTTACAGTAATTGATTTAAACCATATCACTTTAAGAAAAGGTGGTTACTTTAATAGAGAGTGGAGAGAAAATGAAGAGGGTCAGAAATATGATGTGATAGATGATAAACCTTTTTCTACAGAGTTTAGTCATACACGTTTCCTTGCACCTGAGATTGCTAAACGTAATGGTGTTAAAGGTTGGATTATGTTTTGTGACTGTGACTTTTTATTCTTGGACGATATAGATAAACTATTCAAGTGGGTTGAACTTAACTGTCCTGATAAAGCAGTAGCTTGTGTTAAGTTTGACTGGCAACCTACTGAAGATACTAAGATGGACAACCAAAAACAATTAGGTTATGACAAAAAGCTTTGGTCTTCACTTATGTTATTAAATATGTCACATAAAGATGTGCGTAATCTTACATGTGAAGATGTAAATACTATGAGAGGTTTACATCTACATCAATTCAAATGGACTTCAGACAGTGAGATTGCAGGTATACCTTGCACCTGGAATCATATTCCTGATGTATCTAATATAGGAGAGAAACCTAGTGCTATACATTTTTCTTTAGGTGGACCTTGGTTTGGTGGTTCATATAAAGATATTAGGTTTGCTCAAGACTGGGAAGATGAGAAACTATTATATAGAAATACAGTAGATGAAACTAGACCAACACAATGGGTAAAATTTTAATATGAAAGACACAATAAATATCGTTACGTCCTTTAATCCTAAAGGGTGGGAAACTTACGCAAAGAAAATGATTGACTCAGTTGTCAAATATATGGCTGATGATTTACATTTAACTGCTTACTATCATGACTTTACTGATGAGCAGATAAAAGAGTTTCCTAAAACAGACAAGATAACATTTAGAAATCTTAATAAGGTAGACGAAATGATTACCTATCGTGAAGAAATGAAACTTCATGATGGTACTGAAGGTGGTAAGATGCCTTATAACTGGAGATTAGATGCCATTAAATGGTGTCACAAAGTGTATGCTCTGACTGACTTCTCCTTCAAGTTGGTAGAAAAGAGTGTACAAGTAGGGTGGGTAGTTTGGTTAGATGCTGATATTATCCTTAGAAAGCCTGTTAATAAACAAGACTTGTTTGGAATCATTCCCCTAGGTTCTGAACTCGTCCACTTAGGTAGGAAAGATGTGGACTATAGTGAAACATCTTTCATGGCTTTTAATCTTAATACTGTCCCACCCCTTGATTTACTAGGAGATATGAGAGGTCTTTATAATAGTCATGAAGTTCTTTCATATAGAGAATGGCATGATGGATTTATCTTTGAAAGATTATTTAATATCTATGGTGCACATGGTTTAAAGAAACACAGTTTAACACCAGAAGTGAGAGGTTTAGATGCGTTTAATAATTCTCCTTTGGCAGATTACTTTGAACACTTCAAGGGCAATAGGAAGGATTTGTTATCTAACAAAACCACACCTGATGTCGTTGGTCCAAAGAGGTACAAACAGTTGGCTGATGTCATCAGACATTACAAGTTTTCAAGAATACTGGAGACAGGTACATGGAATGGTGGTCGTGCTATTGAAATGGCACTGGCAGCTTTTGACAACGTAGACAAAGTTTATTATGAAGGTTATGATTTATTTGAAGATGCAGATGAATTTACTGATGCAACTGAAATGAATACTAAACCACATAATCTTTATGAAGCAGTTAGCAATAGACTAAAAGAATTTAAAACTTTTGTTAAAGAAAAAATGAACAAAGACTTTGAATTTAAATTAGTTAAAGGTGATACTAAAGTAACACTAACACAACAAAAAGATTTTGACATAGCTTATCTTGATGGAGGACATAGTTTTGATACTGTTCAACACGATTACAATATGACAAAAGATTTACCTGTTGTTGTGTTTGACGATTACTTTACTAAAGATGACAAAGGAAAGGAAGTTGTTGATGAACATAAAGGAACGAATAAAGTATTTGATGCCCTTGATAAAAAGCTACGCAAAAAAGTTCTTCCATCTAGTGACCCAGTGGCAGGTGGTGGTGTTACTCACCTTGCTATCGTTCTTCATAAATCTAGTCTTGATAAACTCCCTGAAAGTTTCAATCACGTTCCAATAATTGTTAAACCAAAAGACTGTATGCCTACTGATTATATTAGAAACAATATAAAAAATAATGTACAGTCAATTAATAAATGGTTAACTAAAGCTAGACCACATGGAGAGGTACTTAACATAGTATCAGGTGGTAGTTCTTTTTTAAATTATAAAGATTATCTTAAATCAACTAAAGATAAAATCATGTGTGTTAAACATTCACTACCTATGCTTTTGAAAGAAGGTATAGTTCCTTGGGCATGTAACATACTTGACCCCAGACCTATTGAAGGTACAAGTACACATGGGATTGTTCGTAAAGAATTATTTAAAGATATACCTAAAGAGACTATATTCTTTGTATCATCTATGACTGATACCTCAGTTGTAGATTATTTAAAAGATAAGAGTGCAAAGATAGTGGGTTGGAATGCTTACTCAGATGCTATTGTTGAGAAGAATACAGATAATAAAGTTACTATACCAAAAGAATTAGGTATACCTGATGATACAGTTCTATTAACTGGTGGTACTTGTGCAGCTATGAGAGCCATTAGTGTTGGACACACATTAGGATTTAGAAACTTTAAACTATATGGTTTTGATTGTTCAATGGATGAGCCTAAAGATAAAGATGCAGTTGATAGTTCAACAGGTAAAGGTAAATACTTACACGTTACTACAAATAATAAGAAGTTCTGGACTACAGGTGAACTACTAGCTATGGCACAAGACTGTGAAAAATTATTTCAAAGACAAGATGTTGATATGCATATGGAACTATATGGTGAGGGTACTCTTGTTTCTGAGTTGTGGAAAACTGGTGGTAGAAAGGAACATCCTAAATATGAAAATACTCTCTTCAATAACGATTAAAGATTTTATAGAATATAAAGACTGTCAAGCAATTTATAAATCAGTTATAAATTTAAAAGACTCTTGGTCACTTTATTCCAACAGATTATCACTAGGTTCAGGAAAAGAAGATAAAGATAATGAAGATAGTTATAAAGATAAATGTCTTACAAATAATCCTATCATATTTGAAAAGTTTCCATCATTATTATTTAAAGTAAAGCAAGTGTTAAACAATATGTACGTTGATGATTTAACATTTGAAGATACGTACTCATCACCTGCATTTGATATTATACAAAATGATGGGACTTACTATACCCCATCTCATAATGCAGATAGTTATTTTGTACTACCTATATACACTGGAGAATCAAATTCAGGTTTGTTCTATTATAATAGACCTGAAACTAAAAAATATTATATGCCTATGTATGAAGGTTACTTTTATTTTTATACTAAACCTTTACATAAGTATTATGAAAAACTTATTGAAAATAATGATTTAGTATGTCTTGAAGGTAAATGTAAGATGAACAAAAATAATAAAATTACTCTTTTTTTCTAAATAGATTTGAGTTATAATACATATAAATGGGAGAAATATTATGTTATTACCAATGATTGCACCTATATTAGGTAAAGTAATTGATAGAATAATTCCTGATAAAGCTGGTCAAGCAAAGGCTCAATCAGAATTAAACAAGGCACTTGTTACACATTCAGCAGATATAGAAAAAGCTGCTGCATCTGTGGTCGTTGCTGAAGCTCAAGGTGAAGGTTGGTTACAACGTAATTGGAGACCCCTGACTATGGTATCTTTCTTGATACTTTTATTTATGTATTGGTTTGGAATACATCCTGAGAATTTATCAGACGCAGTTATTATGAAACTGTTTGATTTATTACAGATTGGTATTGGTGGCTACATCATAAGTAGAGGTGCTGAGAAAGGAATTAAAACATGGAAGGAGAAATAATATGACTGCATGGACAAAACCTATTATTGCAGAAATTTCTGTAGGTTTAGAAATCAACTCATATGCTTGTGCTGAAAAGTAATAGCATTTATTTTTTGGTGTGAGCCATATGCTTTTTAAGGTATGGCTTTCATCTAGTTTAACTATAACATTATTGCCTAATGATAGGGATAATTAACTAAAGGAGAATAATATGATGTTATTGGACAACATGTTCTATAATCATTTTGATTTAATGAGACCAAAAGTAATGGTCGTATCTGATAAAATGTATCAGGAAGCTCAACAAAAGAAACTACAAGCTAGATTAGATTATCTTGTAGAACAAAAAGAGCATTATGAAAAAGAAATAAAAGAAGTGAAAGACGAAATGTCTGAACTAAAGATTGAAAATAAATCTGATAAATAAATAAAAAACCCCTAGCTAACTTAATAACTAGGGGTATTTTTTTGTCCAATTTTCACAGTTGGCTATCCATATAATAGTTCTTGTAATCCATAATGTGCGTGTAAGTCAAACGCAATCTCAGCTAAATGTAAAGCTATCTCAATTAAAAGTAAAGTTATAATAATTCTATTTGTCATCATACAACCTATGATAAGTTTTTTTTAAGAATCTTTTACACATTGATTTAAAAAATCCTTTGATATAATATTTACCTATACGAATAGGTATTAGTAATGGTGTAGTCATCACATCAAATATAACAATGAGTATGTCCACACTAAAGTCAATGATATTATCTGCATCTTTAAACTTTTGTTTAAGTTTATTCCACCACTTCATATCATCTTAATCCACGTATACACTAATCCTAGTGCAGCACCTACAATAAACAACATCTTAATAGCACCTGAACCTCTGGCAATATCTGCTCTGAGACCTGATATAATCTCTGTCTGTTTGTTAATTAATTCAAAAGCAACTTCTAGTTTATTGGCAACCTCTTTATGTTGTTCTTCATTACGTGCTTCAAGTGCAGCTAGTCGTGCTTCTAACGAATCATTATTACCCATTATCTTACTCCAAAATATTCATCTAAATTAGTATCATTTCTAAATTCAAATATGTCATCATAATTTTTATCTTCACCTGCTAATATTTTTACAACTTGAGCTTTTGCTTCACGATTTTGATTAAGTATCGGTGTACTATCAGCCAATGCTCTGGCAAGTCTTTTTGATTTACCAGTTCCCATAGCTTCTCCTAAACCTATTAATATCTTATCTACACTACTTCCAAAAGGTCCTAATAATAATGACACTAATGGACTACTACCATATTTATAACCATCAAGTGCAAGTTTAATTGAAGTGGTAGGACCAAATATATTAGTTCTTGCTACAGCTTCAAATAAACTATCTTGACCATACTTCTTTTTCTTTTTAGTTAAATCGTCAAAAGTTCTAACAGGGTCATCTGAGTCCATACTTTTAAACATTTCTTTAATTAAATCTGTAAATTGAGACACACCTATAATTAAAGTCATAGCTAAAGCCATTCTAAATAATGTTGCTGTTCTTTCAGTAGGTCTTACATTTTTACCCATAACACCTCTTATAAATTTCATACCTATTGTATTACCAAATACAAACATAAAACTTTTTAATTGTGCAGCAAATGCCCATACAGGACTTGACATCCATAGGGGTCTATTTACAGGATTAGGAGCCATTATAATCTCATCTACATATTTTGTAGCTGCTTGTTTTATCATAGGACTTTGTCTTATAATATTTTCTATTGGTTTATTCTCTAAATTTTTTACTGTACTTATTATATCAGGAATACCAACTTCTCTATATTTTCTTTTTATATCAAATGCTTCAAGTGTTTCAGGATTTATATTTCTTATTTTTTTAATATCATTTTTTAGTTCACTTTTAAATGAATCAAAAGCCATCTGTCTTGATAACTGAGTTACCTGAGTTAACATTGTTGTTTTAAAAAAAGCTTGAGACATTTTTTGTGGTATTTCAATTGCTGAAGATGCGTTCATTCTTTCAGTTAATGCACCATCAAGACCATACATCATTTCATCAAAAGCTTTTTCAGAATCAGCCTTTTTAAGTCTTGGTAAAAATACTCTTGCAGTTCTTTTAAAAACATTAACTGGTAATTGTATTGCAGATTTTAATGCACTACCAGGTTTTGCTCTTGACAATAAAATTAAAGGTTCAGCTAGTGCAGTAAGTGCAGCAAAAGGTAATGTTAAAATATAACCTGCACTTAGTGCAAATTGATAAGGAGTTCTTAATGAACTTGGAACTGATGTCCCATACTTACCAAGAATTGCTTGTAAAGTATTACCTATTCTATTATATTCAGTATCGCTAATTTTATTTTGATTTAATAATGTTTCTGCTCTTTTGTCAACATTTTTAAAACGTGATTCAAATTCTATATCTTTAGCTGCTCTCATTAAGTAAGAAGGTAACACCTCAAGAATATTAGTATTAACAACCCCTTTATCTGCTAATGCTTCAATCATAGGTTCAGGAAGTTTTCGTGTAAACTCTAAATTAGAATTAGGATTACGTTCAGAAAATTTATTCTTTCTAAATTGTTCACCAAAAAAATTAGTAAAGTAAAAACCACCTTGTTCTTTTATATTAGTAATAATATTTTCAAGTTCATTTTTATTAATACCATTTTTTAAACCTTCTTCTCTAAATATAGCTTCTTTTTTTCTGTCACTTAAATCGTACTGAGCAGGAAAATAATTTTTTCTTAATTGTATATCTATACCTGCTTCTTTTGCGTCTATTCCAACTTCATCTAATAATTCTTTTAGAGGTCTTACTACTGAAACAAAATTTTCATATTTTTTAGTATTACCCATTTTTGATTTTAAAAAATTTTCACCTTTAGTAATACCATCAACTATTAATTTAGAATCTTTTCCAGATATTTCTTTTATGTCAACAACTAAAGAAGCTAAATCTTTTAATCCAGTTTTAAAAGCAGGTGCTATTTTAACTAAAGCATTTCTTAATTTAGCATTATAAGTTCCTGCTCTTTGTAAATAGGCAGGATGAAATGTTTCTAAATCTGAAGAAGTTCTTAATAAAAATGTAGCTTCATCTGAATTAGGATTCTTTTTATATAACTCAAGTGCTCTTCTTTTTATAGGAGTGGTTGTCCTATTTAACAAACCATCAATTGTAGCACTTAAACCCCTAGCAGTAGATGATAATAAAGGTACATCTTTCTCACCTAACTTTCTTAATCCTTTACCTAATAATGTTTCAGGTTCAGGCATAATAAACAATTCACTTTTAAATGGATTTTTTTCTTTTGCTTTTCCTAATGCTTCTTTTTTAGAATCTATTTGTGACTGAAGTTCAGCTTGTCTTTTTTTTAATTCTTTAGGTAAACCTTTAAATGTAGTTTTTTCAAGTCTAATCATTTCCAGTTCTTCTTCTTTTTTCTTTATTTTTTTATCAAGTTCTCTTATTTTTCTTTTTTCAAAAGGATTAAGATTATTAAATTGTTCAGTTGAAGTTGGAGTAATTTCCTCAAAAGTTTTTTGAAGTGAAAATAATTCACCCTCAAGTCTTCCTTCTCTCTTTAATTTTCTAGGACTTATAGTTCTTTTAGTTTTTTTAACTTTATCTAATTTTAATTTTAAATCTTCAATTTCTTTTGTGCTTGATTCAATTATATTTGCATTTTCAGCATCTTCTTGTTTTATCTTATCTTGTATTTGGCTATATAAATCTTCATCTTTTTTCTGTTCAATGATTGCATCTTTTTGTAATTTAGCTATAGGTGAAGTTGTTAAACCTGCAGCACTACCAAAGATAGTTCCAATAGCTCCTTCATTAACAGCTTGTTTACCTAACTCTTTTAAATCAGTTTTTAAACCTGCTGCCTGATTAGAACCTACTTCAGATATTGCAGCTTGTGTTGCTTCAGTTACACCACCAGTAGCACCAAGAGATGCAGTATTTTTAACTGCAGCTTTTGTAAATGAATCTTTAGTAATATCTTTAACAATCGTGTCTGCTTTTACTGGGTCAAAGATTGTACTGACAACCTTACGTGCAAATACTGAATCAACTAAACCTGCACCTAAACCATACTTTATTGCACCAATTGCTGCATCTTCTTCACTAGCACCTTTGTCTTTTGCAGACTTAAATATCTCACCAATACTCATAGCGACAATAGGTGATACTGAAAGTAAAGTTCCTAATGCAATACCTATAGGACCTGCACCAAATAAAGGAGCAGACAATGTTCTCATTGCTGCATAACCACCAATACCTATAGGTGCTGAACCAAGTCCTGTAGCTAGTCCATATTTACCAAACTGCAAAGCATCATCTTTGTTTTTGATGTCAAATAAACTAGTTGTTAAAGTGGGTGAGGGAGTTCTATCTAGTTCTTGTTGTACCTCTGCTGAACCTTCTCTACCAAAGTTCTGTAGAAAGTCAGTGAAAGAAGTATCACCAGTTTTACTTTCTATTGCTGTACCTACTGCATCTGCAGCTTCATAGATAGTTTGTTTTGCTTGATTAAATGCTGTGCCTGTTAAGGATGAAAAAGAATTAGCTTCATCAGTTTTAGATTCTTTTAGTTTTTCAAATTCTTCATCACTAACTATTGGAATATTACTCATTTATTTTCTTTTAATATCACCCTGAGTTCCAGGGAATAATTTAACTGTTTTATTAAAGAACCCTCTTTCTTCTAATAATCCTTGATTAAATAAATTTTGATAATGTTTTTGTTTTGCTCTCTCAATTAATACCTCATTAGATTCTTCAGGATTTTTATTTTTTTCATCTAAATATAAAGATTGTATAACAGCTGCATCAGACTGACTTGGAACATATATTGCATTTTTACCAAAGGCTCCTCTTGTTTGTCCTTTTTCATTACTAACTTTTACATATTTATTTAAATCAACATTACTTAATGCAAATGCACCTACTATTTCAGGGTCCATTGTGGTAGCAGATTTTTGTAATAGTTTTAATTTATCTTGAGAAATATCTGCTAATTTTAATAGTCTTTCTTGAGTTAATTTATTAGTTTCTGCTTGTGCTTCTGCAGATTCTCTTTTTATTTCAAGACCTTCTTCTTGTAAACCAATACCAATAGCTTGTGCTGCTCTATCTAATGTTTTATCTTCTGCTGCTAATTCTCTATCTTCAAGTCTTTCAGTTGCTGCTCTTCTTTCTTTAGCAATTTGTGAAGCATCTTTACCATAAGTTGTTAATGCCTTTTGAAGTGCATTAGGTCCACCTGCCATGTATTGAAGACTGGCATTAAAGATTGCAAAACCTAATCTCTTATCATATTCTTCTTTAGTTTCATCTTTTCTTTTTTGTATTTTATCTCTTAAATTTTTAGACTGTTCAGATACTAATTGTCTAAAGTTATCACTTGCAGATAATTCATTTTTTATCTTTTCTTTTTGTTCTTGACCTAACTCACCACCTGTATTCTCATCTAAAACATTATCCATTGTTTTAGAAGATAAAACATTTTCAGTTTCTTTATTTATTTGTTTTTGTTCTGTTGTTAATTCTCCTTTTTTTGGAATAGGTTTACTAGGTCCTGTTCCTACTGTAACTATCTCTCCAGGTTCTCCAGGTAAATCTACAGTTCCATCTTCTTTTAGTTCTACACCTGGGAATTTTTTAGGAGTGCTTGATTTTAAAATTTCTGGTCCCTTTCCTAAAATTTTATCTACATCTTCTTGTCCCATTAAAGAAAGTTCTCCTGTAGTAAAAGCAAACTTTGAAGGAAATTCTTGTTTTAATTCTTCAATAGATTTAGTAGATAATTCAGGATTTTCTTTTATTAAAGATTCAGCTTTTATTTTTTCTCTTTGTTTTATTCTTTCATCAAATGGTTTATTTAATTTTTTATTTTCCTCATCTGTTAAAGAAACACCTATACCATATTCAGGTGTTGTTTGTATATTTGAAAAAGTTTCTGTATCAAAAGAACCTATTAATTTTTTAAATTTATCAAGAAGTCCTTCTTCTTTATCTTTTGGAAATGTTGGTTGAACTTGTGGTAATGTTGACGGAAAAGATAATGTATTTGACATAGGATTTGACATAGGACCAGCACCTAATGTAAACTGTGGATTTGTTGAACCTGCTTGTAATTTAACAACACTCTGTAAACCAGTTGATTCATTACCTGCTATTTCCATCATCATATCTTTTATGTCATCCATTTCTTTAGCTTTATCTTTTTGAGTTCCCTCAATCATAGCCATTAACATTTCAGTGTATTCTTTATTATCACCTTTAGATATTCTTTTACCTTCTTTTTTCTTTATAACACCTTTACCCATAAGTATATCTTTTTGTGTAACTTTACCATCACCACTTAAATCAGGGAAAGTTGACCCTCCTTCTGCAAATAACTTAGGTATCTGTCCTGCAATACCTAGACCTGCCAAAGCACCAGCACCACCAATTAATTGTTGACTTAATGATGGTTGTGGTAAAATTGCCTGTTGAGTTTGTGTGGTTGTTGGTGAGATTGGGAAACCTCTAATGATAGATTGATACTGCTGTAGACTTGCTTCAGGATAAGTCTGTTCTTCTCTAAACTGTTGGAATCCTAAGTCTAATGCTTTTTGTTGTTGTTGTCTTTGTTGTTCACCTACACCTGATAATGCACCTAGTTCCTTCATAGCTGAAGCCTGTTGAGCAGTACCTAGTCCTGCCATCTGTTGACCAGCACCCATTTGTCTTTGCCTTAAATTAGCAAGACCTTGTTGTGCTTGTTGAAAAGCAGCTTGTGAACCTGTGGCTTGTATGTCACCAAGTTGTTGTTGTAAATTTCTTTCTAACTCAGACTGCATTAATGCTTCTCGTGAACCACCAAAACCACCTGCAGCTACACCTTGAGCAGCAAGTTGTTGTCTTCTTGCTTCAGCACCACGTTCAGCTTCTCTCTTTTGTATGTCAACAACATTTTGCATAAATGGTGACATACGTGCCTGTATAGCAGGTGCTGTATCTTCTAATGCACTAGCAGCAGTTAAACCTCTAGCTATATCAAATGAAGGTTGAGATGCACCTACAAGTGAAGTGATACCTGCTTGTGCTGCTTTTTCTTCAGGAGTAAACGCAGCAATACGTGGACCTGGATAAACTGGATAACCAGTAGCTTGTCTTGCTTCTTCTTGAGCCTGTGCTCTTTCAAGAATATCAGTAATATAAGGACGTATCTCAGGAGGAAACTCTTCCTTCGTTACAGTTTGAGTGGTAGTTCCACCACCTCCACCACCACCACCTTTACTACCACCACCACCATATTGTCTTAGACCTGTGGTTTTATTGATAGTACCTGAACCACCAACTGACCTTAATAGTTTAGCTTCATATGAATTAATATGTGCTAATTCAGTATCACCATCTTCACCTTGTGACGCAATATCACAAGTAAGTCTATCTAATAACCAGACTTTAAATTTAATTGGTAATACTTTTTCTATTAAAAAATTAGAAATGTGTTTCAAAAGTGACATAGCTTTCCTTATACTTTACATGTTGTTTAAATATTTTTCTCCATCCTGGTCTACCCATGACTTCAACTCCTGTACAACCTTTTTCCTTTGCGTACTCCATGATTGTTTTAATTCCTTCTCCTGCCCATTTATTCATATTCTTACCACCACATAAAACAACTGTCATCATTGTCTTAGCAGGATATATAGATTTTTGTGTAACAATAATTGCTTCAATATCTTTTACAGTTTTAAATACAATAAATAAATCCATCATACCTTGTTGTAAAAGATACTTAGTGGTATTAACTGTATGTCTACCACCTGAGTAAGAAACTGATTTTTTAACTAATGGTTTTATTTTATCCCAAAATAATTCTACACCTATGGGTTCTACAGGAACGACTTTCATTTTAACTCCTATTCAATTTGGTTAATCTGTCTTTCTCTCCCCATAACTTTTTTTCTAACATCAGTTAAAAATCCATCTAACTTATCTGCACCTGCATTAGATGAACCATTACCTAAAGCTGATACAACATCAGCAGGTAACACATATTCATCTCTACTTAATAAAGCAGGTTGTTTTCCTTCAATACTAAATGGTATTTCATCTGACATACCATCACCTTTACCCATAACTCTTCCTTCAAAAGGTCTTTGTTTTCCCATTGCAATCTGTTGTAGATTTGACATTGGATTAACTTTAACGTCATCCATCATACCACCTTCAGCAGCAGCTTTAATCATTCCTTCAATTGAAACGTCACCATCTGTTTGTTCAGCTAACTCTTCCATACCTTCAGTAATTGAATCAAGTGCGTCTAACATACCACCCTTCTTAGCTAGTAATGAACCACTTAAATTACCTGTCTCAGCAGGTGAATATTTAGGGTCAGTAAATTGTAATGGTGGTGCCTGTCCTGTTTGTGAAGCTAGAATTTGTGATGCAGATAAAGGTGCTGTTCTAGTATTCATTGCAAAGTTTCTGTTCTCAGCAAGTACAGGTTCTCTAGCACTATCATCAGTAGCAAAACCTGTAGCTTCAGCATATTCAGGTGTACGTGTTAAATCTGAAATAACACCTGAAGCTAGTCCTCTTATTGCAGTCTCAGGTGTCGCTAAATTTTTCATTGTTGCTGTACCTATATTTTTTAAACCCTCTGTAGTTGTCATTCCACTAAGAACTTGACCAGGTGTATAAGAACCAGCTAATAAATTTTTTACAGTTGGTGTTGTAACATTTAAACCCTCTCTAACAACAGATTGACTAACACCTTTTGCCAATTGCTCTGGAGCCATAGCATTAAAAGCATTAGTAGCTGCACCTGCTGTTGTAGTAAATGGATTTTGACCTCCAAGTTGAGCCATTTTAGAAACATTACCTGCACCTTTTTGTAAACCTTCTTTAAAACTTGTTTGACCTGCACTTAATGCTGCATCATCTGCACCACCAAACATACCTTTAAATAATTTACCACCTACTTTACCTAAACCATAACTTAATAAACCTGAAGTAATACCTGT